CCTCGTCGAAGAAGTAGGGCAGCGCCTGGCCGGTCTTGTTGCCAGGCATCGATGGCGAGTACAGAACCCGTCCCATCTCGTCCTGCGTTTTCTCCAGCTTGGCGCTCATGTACACATGGCGGCCAGGCAGATCGCGGAAGGCTCGAATGATGTCGGCCATCTGCTCCTGCATCGCACCGTAGGCTTGCCTTGGGTCTTTGGTGGCCTTCTTCTCGGTGTTCAGGCAGACCTCAGCAATCTCGCTGATGCTGTCCAGTGCCACCGATTTGTAGGCCTTAGCCTCGTCGCTGCTGGTCAGCCAGGTATAGGCCTCCTGTAGCTCGGTCATCGAGGTGATCTCAATGAACGGCAGGTCTGCGTCCTGGATGGACAGCAGGCCACCCTCTGCCGACAGCACAATGGGGCTGGGCAGCGTCTTGATGAGGCTGGTCTTTCCAGCCCCTGCCTGGCCATAAACCAGGACTTTCACACCGTTGGCAGCCAGGCTGCCGGTGGTCTTCACGTTGATTGCCATGTTGGCTCTCCTTCTTGGTTGCTGCGCCTTTGGGTGATTCCGTTCGCGCAGTGGTTGCACTGTATCATATTTTCCGGTTAAGATGTCAACACCCCGCGAAAAATTATTTTGAAAGGACGGATGATGAAAACGCAAGAGGCAATCGACTACTACGGCAGCACCAAAAAGCTGGCTGATGCATTGGGCATTTGGCCGCAGGTGATCTACACCTGGGGCGAGACTCCACCAATGGGCAGGCAGTATGAGCTGGAGGTCAAGACCGAAGGGACACTGAGGGCAGATCGGGAGCCAGTTAATGGCTGACCTTTCAAAAGTCCTTGGCGGCCCTTGGGCACCACCACCAGAAAAGCTGGTCGCACCACCAGAGGTGCAACTCATTGATGCAATGCGTGCGGCAGGCCTCGAGCCACCGAGCGAAATCCTGATGGATGGCAAGATTCACAGGTTCCGATCAGGCACCAAAGGCGCACCAGGCCATGGCGACAAGCCAGGCTGGTATCTGGTCTTCGGTGATGGCATTCCAGCAGGGCGCTTTGGCTGCTGGCGTTCTGGCATGGAGGTGACCTGGCGAGCTGATGTAGGACGCAAGCTCACGCAGACGGAGGAAATGGCCCACGCCAGACGCATGGCAGAGGCCAAGGCGCTGCGCGACGCTGAACTGGAGCGCAAGCACCAAGTGGCCAGCGAGACAGTCGAGAAAATCTGGACAGGTGCCCAAGGAGCCAGCCCAGAGCATCCATACCTGCAGCGCAAAGGCATTGGCGTGCATGGCGCACGGATTACAGGAGATGGTAGGCTGGTGCTTCCACTCTACGACCAAGACGGAACGCTGGCCACGCTGCAGTATATTGACCACGACGGCGGCAAGTTGTACCACCCAGGTGGCCAAACTGGAGGAAAGTTCTGGATGGTAGGCTCACTGGATGAGCCTGGCGCACTGTTTGTGGCCGAGGGTTTTGCCACAGCAGCCACCATTCACGAGACCACCAACAGGCCGGTGGTGGTGGCATACAGCGCCAGCAACCTCGTGCCGGTAACTGGCATCATGCGCGAGATGTATGGCGCAACTCAGGACATTGTGATCGTGGCAGATCATGACAAGTCTGGAGTTGGGCAGCGGTATGCAGAACAGGCCTCGGCCAAATTTGGAGCGAGGATGGTCATGCCGCCAATCGAGGGAGACGCCAACGATTATGCCCAAGCAGGCCACGACTTGGCCAGCCTTCTGCTCCCACCAAAGGACGACTGGCTCATCCCAGCAGATGACTTCTCAGCCCAGCCAGCACCAATCTCCTGGCTTGTTAAGCGTTGGCTGCAGTCCCAGGCGCTCATCATGGTTCACGGCCCATCGGGCGGCGGCAAGACATTCGTCGTGTTGGACTGGTGCTTGCGCATGGCCAGCGGCATCGAAGACTGGGCAGGCCAGAAGGTTCGGCCAGGCAATGTGGTCTACCTGGCAGGAGAAGGCCACCACGGCCTGCGTGGGCGCGTTGCAGCCTGGAAACACTACCACCAGGCTGGTCACCTGGCCATGTGGTTGTCCAAGGACGGCTGCGATCTCAACACCGCAACCGGTTACATCAAAGTGGTCGAGCAGGTCAGAGCGTTGCCAGAAAACCCAGCCGTGATCGTGGTTGATACCCTGCACAGGTTCTTGGCCGGTGATGAGAATAGTGCCCAGGACGCCAAGACCATGCTGGATGCCTGCAACAGCCTGATGAATGAGTTTAAGTGCAGCGTGATCCTGGTTCACCACACCGGTGTGGCCGAGGAAGCCCAGCACAGGGCCAGGGGATCAAGCGCCTGGCGAGGCGCTCTGGACATCGAGATCAGCATCGTTCCAGGCAAGGACGACCAGCCCATGCAGATCGTGCAGCGCAAGTCCAAGGATGCCGAGATGGCCCAGACGGTCTTTGTTGAGCTGCAGCAGGTGACCATCCCAGGCTGGTATGACGAGGACAACCAGCCTGTGACCTCGGCAATCATCGTCCAGTCGCAAGCCCCAACATCAGCAAAGAAGGACGGCAAGATCGACAGCCATCGCAAGACCTTTGAGAACGCCTGGTGGGCATCTGGTGCCGAGGAGCGCAACGGCCAGCCATACCTCAGCAGGTCGGCCATGCTGGACTACCTGATCCAGAAAATGGATGTCAGCGAGACCTCAGCCAAGCAGTACCTCAAGCCAAGCGTGCCAGGAAAACCAATCGCAGACCTGCTGACAGCCGAGATCATCGAGGCCTTTGAGCATGGCTGGCTGGTGGTCAATGAGACTCATGCAAGTTCCATGCTCATTCGCAAGTCGGAGAGATGATTATGGTTATCCACAGACTTATCCACAATCATGGAAGGGTAACAGGTAACTATGACGTAAAAAAACGTAATCAGTTACCTGGGCAAAGGCTGCGTTTAGGGTAACGTAACGTAATCCCCCCCTTTAGGGGGGGTTACCAGTTACCTAACGCTGCGGCCAATTCCATAACCAAGACCACATAAAAAGTGTTGAAAAGTTATCCACAGGAAAGTAAGCAAGCACTAACATGACACAACCAATCGACAAACCCAACTTCGCAACATGGGAGCGCGACAACCTGGTGCGCTTTTGTCAGGACTGCTACGCTGCACTGCTGGTCGAGCAGGAGGCCAACGAGCAGCTCAGGATTGACCTCAAGGATGCAATGAAGATGGCGCGGCAGCAAATTCTGAAGGACAATGCAGCATGACCACGAAAACACACAAAGCAAAGACTGGCGAAAAGAAGCCAGTCAGAAGGCATGAGAACAAGGCCGAGTTGATCGGCTTGGTGCTCTCCGGAATGCGTAACGGTCTAAGCGCCTTCAAGGCCTGCGAAGCCGCTGGTTTGTCGCAAAGCACTTTCAACATGTGGGTCAATGAGGATGCAGAGCTTGCCGCAGAATACGCGCGCGCGAGGGAAGACCTGATCGAGCGCATTGCCAACGAGGTGATCGAGCTGAGCGATGCCGATGTGGGAATGCAGCCAGATGGCAAAAAAGACTGGGCAGCAGTGCAGAAGCACAAGCTGCAAGTCGATACCCGCAAGTGGCTGCTGTCCAAGCTGGCCCCGAAGAAGTATGGCGAGAAGATCGAAGTTTCTGGCGATCCTGCCAATCCGCTGGTGCAACGCATTGAGCGCGTGATCGTCAAGACATGAGCGTTCTGCAGCTCCAGACCCCAGAATGGGCACTGCCACTGCTGGAGGCCAGCCGCTACAAAGGCGCATGGGGTGGCCGAGGCTCTGGCAAGTCCCACATGTTTGCCGAGCTGATGATCGAGGCCCACATCATGGATCAGAAGCGGCGCAGCGTCTGCGTCCGTGAAATTCAGAAGTCCCTGAACCAGTCCGTGAAGCGCCTGCTGGAAACCAAGATTCAGGACATGAACGCTGGCGCTTACTTCGAGGTGCAGGATGTTGTCATCAAGTCCAAGAAGGCAGATGGCGCAATCATCTTCCAAGGTATGCAGAACCACACAGCCGACTCGATCAAGTCGCTGGAGGGCTATGACTGCGCCTGGGTTGAGGAGGCCCAGAGCCTGAGCCAGACCAGCCTTGACCTGCTGCGGCCAACGATCCGCAAGCCAGGCTCAGAGCTGTGGTTTACCTGGAACCCACGCGATCAGTCCGATCCGGTGGACTTCCTGCTACGCGGCCCGACACCGCCAAAAGATGCCACCGTCCTGAAGGTCAACTTCACCGATAACCCTTGGTTCCCAGAAGTCCTACGCGACGAGATGGAGTACGACAAGCGGCGCGATCCTGACAAATACAGCCATGTCTGGATGGGCCAGTACCTGACCAACAGCAGCAGCCGAGTGTTCAAGAACTGGCGCGTTGAGGACTTCGAGGCACCGCCAGACGCCATCCACCGGCTCGGTGCTGACTGGGGCTTTGCAGTCGATCCGACCACTTTGGTGCGCTGCCACATCATTGGCCGCACCCTCTACATCGACTACGAGGCCTACATGATCGGCTGTGAGATCGTGAATACCCCTGAGCTGTTCATGACCGTGCCCGAGGCCGAGAAGTGGCCCATCGTGGCCGACTCGGCCAGGCCAGAGACCATCAGCCACATGAAGAAGAACGGGTTTCCCAAGATCATGACGGCGATCAAAGGCCCAAAGTCAGTTGAGGAAGGCATCGAGTTCCTGAAGAACTACGACATCGTTGTCCACCCGCGCTGCATCCACACAATTGACGAGCTGACCCTTTACAGCTATAAGCAAGACCCATTGACCGGCAGAATATTGCCCGTGCTGGAGGATAAGAAAAACCACGTCATTGACGCCTTGCGGTATGCCTGCGAGGCCGTGCGGCGATCCAGCGCAGCTAGGCCCATTGCTTTTACCCCCATCGCCAATATGAAAAAGTGGTGAGACAATTGCACAAATTGAGGAATTAATCTATGGCCAGAATCTCAAACGACCAACGGCTCTCGAATCTGCACAGCGAAGCCCTGCGCCAGTTCAATGACATCCAGACTGCGCTGCGGGATGAGCGCCTGCAGTGCCTGCAAGATAGGCGCTTCTATTCCCTGTGCGGCAGCCAGTGGGAAGGCCCACTGTGGGATCAGTATGAGAACAAGCCCAAGTTTGAGGTCAACAAGATCATGCTGGCGGTCATTCGCATCGTCAACGAATACCGCAACAACCGCATCACTGTGGACTATGTGTCCAAAGATGGCACAGATAACGAAAAGCTGGCCGAGGTTTGCGATGGGCTATACCGTGCCGACGAGCAGGCATCCGTGGCCGACGAGGCCTACGACAACGCCTTCGAGGAGGCAGTCGGCGGCGGCATTGGCGCATGGCGGCTGCGCACCGTTTACGAGGACGAAGAGAACGGCGAAGATGACCGGCAGCGCATCCGCATGGAGCCAATCTTCGATGCCGACAGCTCGGTGTTCTTTGACCTGAACGCCAAGCGCCAGGACAAGTCAGACGCCAAGTATGCCTTTGTGGTCTCCAGCATGACCCGTGAGAGCTACAAAGAAATCTACAACGACGACCCAACGGACTGGCCCAAGATCATCCACCAGTATGAGTTTGATTGGGCAACGCCTGATGTCGTTTTTGTGGCTGAATACTTCAAGGTCGAGGAGAAGATCGAGACCATCCGCATCTTCCAGGCCATCGACGGCACCGAGGAGCGTTACAGCTCTGCCGACTTCGCAGCCGACGAGACCCTAGAGGAAACGCTGGCAGCAGTCGGAACCCTTGAGGTGCGGCAGAAAAAGGTCAAGCGCAAGCGCGTGCGCAAGTACATCATGTCCGGTGGCAAAGTGCTTGAGGATGCTGGATACATTGCAGGCAACTGCATCCCGATTGTGGTGGTCTACGGCAAGCGCTGGTTCGTGGACAACATCGAACGCTGCATGGGCGCGGTGCGCCTGGCCAAAGATGCCCAGCGCCTGAAGAACATGCAGCTCAGCAAGCTGGGCGAGATCAGCGCACTGTCCAGCGTCGAGAAGCCAATCCTGGTTCCAGAGCAGGTGGCAGGCCACCAGGTCATGTGGGCCGAGGACAACCTCAAGGACTACCCGTACCTGCTGGTCAATCCGATCACAGGGCCAAACGGCGAGCAGCAAATCAGCGGCCCCATCGCCTACACGAAAAGCCCACAGATACCTCCAGCAATGGCCGCGCTCTTGCAGATCACAGAGACCGACATGCAGGAAATTTTGGGCAACCCGCAAGGGGCTGACAAGATGGTCAGCGGTATGTCAGGCAAGGCCGTGGAGATGATCCAGACTCGCGTCGATATGCAGGCCTTCATCTACATGAGCAACTTTGCCAAGGGCATGAAGCGTTCCGGAGAAATCTGGCTGAGCATGGCAAGAGACATCTACGTTGAAGAAAAACGCAAGATGAAGGCCATTGCGCCAACTGGTGAGTCCAGTGTGGTCGAGCTGATGAAGCCTGCAATTGACACAGAAACAGGCGCGATGGTCATGGAGAACGACCTCAGCTCTGCCACCTTTGATGTGATTGCCGAGGTTGGCCCGTCCAGCAGCAGCAAAAAGCAGGCAACCGTCCGTGCCCTGACAGGAATGCTTGCCATGACGCAAGACCCAGAGACTGCGCAAGTCTTGACCGCAATGGCCATGATGAACATGGAGGGCGAAGGCCTCAGCGACACAAACGCCTACTTCCGCAAAAAGCTCCTGCGCATGGGCGTGGTGCAGCCCACCGAGGACGAGGCCCAGGAACTCATGGCCGAGATGCAGGGCAAGCCCCAAGACCCCAACGCCATGTATCTCCAGGCAGCGGCAGAAGAAGCCACCGCCAAGGCCGCCCAGGCCCGTGCCAACACCGTCAAGACCGTGGCCGATGCTGAACTCAGCCGAGCCAAGACGCTGGAGACGCTCGGCAAGGTCGACGAGACTGCCCAGAATATGGCACTCACAAATGCAGAGGCCGTGCAAGAGATATTGCGCGGCCAGATTGTGCAGCCCGTTGTCAGATGACAGAAAAAGGGCGAGAATGTAATTAACGGTATCCACCCAGCCGTTTTTAATGGGTGAGTTTGATGGGGTTGAAGATGAATGAAAAGGCAGAAATTGATGACAGCGAGATCGAGGTAGAAGAAGAGGAAATCGTAGTCAACGAACCCGTTGACGAGGTGGAAACTGAAGATACCGAGGAAGTTGTTGTCAGCATTGGTGAGGAAGCGCCACCTCCCGAAGAACAGACTCATGCGCCTGAATGGGTACGCGAGCTGCGCAAGACGAACCGAGAATTGCAACGTCAGAACCGCGAGCTTCAGAACAAGCTGCAAACAACCGCACAGACTGAGACCAAGCCGGTCGTGCTGGGAGTAAAGCCGAAGCTGGAAGATCACGATTACGATGCTGATAAATTCGAGGCAGCATTGGCCGACTGGTTTGAGCGCAAGCGACAAGCCGACGAGGCCAACGCCAGGCAAGAAGCTGAAGTTATGAATCAGCAGAAGGCCTGGAAAGCCAAACTGGATGGCTACGGCAAGGCGAAAGCCGAGCTGCGAGTCAAAGATTTTGAGGATGCCGAGGCCGTGGCCCTGGAAGTCTTCAACATCACCCAGCAAGGCGTCATGCTGCAAGGTGCAGATAACCCTGCTCTTGTCGTCTACGCACTTGGAAAGAACCCGAAGAAGGCCAAGGAGTTGTCCGACATCAAAGACCCCGTAAAGTTTGCCTTTGCGGTAGCGAAACTGGAGAAAGAATTGAAAGTTACCAATCGCAGAGCAGCACCCGCACCAGAGCGTATCGTCTCGGGAACTGGACGATCTTCAGGTGCGGTGGACTCAACCCTCGAACGGCTGAGAGAAGAAGCGGCCCGTACTGGCAACATGACGAAAGTCATTCAGTATCGGGCGCAGAAACGATCAGCACCCAAGTAATTTTTTTAGGAGTCAATCATGGCTAATAGTTTTTCAAAAGAAGAGCGCGTTGCGTTCGAGGACATCCTCGAAGGCTTTAACGATGCTCTGGTGTTGTCCCGCAACGTTTCCGTCTACAACACTGACGGCTCGATGATGGAGCGCACCAACAACGTGATCTATCGTCCCCAGCCCTACATCGCACAGTCGTACGATGGCATGGATCAGACCGGCAACTTCACTGCCTACACCCAGCTTTCCGTCCCTGCAACGCTCGGCTTTCAGAAATCCGTGCCTTTCATTCTGGACGCACTTGAGCTGCGTGATGCCCTGCAAGAAGGTCGCCTGGGCGAAGCTGCAAAGCAGAAGCTGGCATCCGACATCAACATCGCCATCATGAACGTGGCCGCAGCCCAAGGCTCGCTGGTCGTGACCGTGAACACCGCTGCTGGTGACTACGACGACGTGGCACTGTGCGACAGCATCATGAACGAGCAGGGCGTCCAATCCTTTGATCGTTACATGGCTCTGTCCTCCCGCGACTAC